GCATTGCGCCCGCCGTTCTTTTATGCCCTGCTTTCCGGCGCGGCCCCTGCCGCCCGGTCAAGCGTCGTTTCTATCCACTCATTCAATGACATTCCCGCCGCTTTCGCCGCGGCAACATAGGTTTCTTTCTTGCCTTTGTGTACCATAGGATAAAGCCGATCATAGCTTTTTTCATTGTACTTTCGTTTCGCGTCCGTTGCGGCCTGTCCGCGGGGCGTTTCAAACTTTCCAGCCATCTTCCCGCTCCCCCTTTCTGCGTCCATTATAGCACGCCGCAAATACTAACGCAAGTATAAAATTTTATCGCCGTATGGCGCGCCGTGCCGCCAAACCTCCCGGCGGCGCAAATTTTTTTATTTATTTTCGTTTTCCCCCTTGACTTTATACTAACGTTAGTATATAATAATAGACAGAAAGGCCGGGACAACGCACTTGACGTTTCCACGGCCAGCGCGTAACATATAGGTGGGCGGTGCAAACCGCCGCCCGCCCCTACAAAAGAAAGGGGAAGTAATCATGGAACACACGATAAAGCTTCATACCCGTGAGAATGGGCGGTTCGTTGAAAAAACCGTTTCAACTGATCGTTATTTCTCCATCGCTCCGTATCAGGAATACGACGACGACATTGACGAAACTTTCGTGCTTTCCGTCGTTGACCTGTATTATATGTGGCTCGAAATGAAAAACGGCGACAAAGTGTGCGGGGAACGCGGCTGGAAGTATCATTTCTACCATCACGAAATCAAGGTTGAACCTAACCGTATGACGGGCAAGCCTGAATTTTTCGATTATGTCACCCCCGGCAAGGTCTACCGCCGCGGGAACAAGGTTTTCTTTAAGGCCGTGTCAGAATAGCGAACTGCTGCCGAAATGCGCCAACACAAAAAGCCCGCCGGGGTCATTCCCCGACGGGCTTTGCTTTGTCCGAATCGGACGGGTTTAATTGTTGTTTTCCGGGTCGCCCTCTGTTTCAACAACGGTCGGGTCAATCCCGATTGCCAGCAGATTTTCCATGATGGCGGGCGTTTCGATGTAGCCTTTCAAGTTTTCGTTCGCGCCCCACGCCTGTTTTGCTTCCGCCAGCACGCTCTCGATCATCTTTTCAATGTCTTTCGCGGTGAAAAGCAGTTTCAGCACCGCCGGGATTCTCTGATAAATCCAGTCGGAAACGGCGGCGAACTTCAAAGAACCCGTGCCGCCGCCGAATTGCTTTTCGGCCTGTGTTACAAGGCTGAAAAGAATGTTTTTCAGCACCTTTGTTTCACCGCGCCGGATAAAAACGACGATCAGCGCAAGGAACACAAGGACAACCAGCACGCTGTCCCAATTCGCAAGCAGAAATTCAAGAATGTTCATGTTTCTTCCCCTTTCTTTTAACCGATGACGGTACAGGCGGATTCAGGGACCCAGCCCAGCCCGTCCACGTGTACGCCGCACTTGCGGCCCGGATAGTAATATTTGACCGTGTACGTTCCGTTCACGGTCTTTCCCCGCCCGTTGCCGTTGCTGTCCCGGTACAGGGGGCCGGAATACTTCACCCGTGCGCCGACGCGCATTTTCGGGGCCGGGGCGCTCCCGCCGCCGGAAACCGCTTGCACGTCCGCCGCGTCAACCCAGCCGTAAACGGTGGACCCGCCGCCGCTCTGCTTGATAAGGTGGTAAGGGTGCTTTGTTCCCTTTGCAATCGCCGTCACCTTTGCCGTTCCGGGCTTGCACGCCGGGCCGCTGGACGCGTTCGCGTTCGTATAGTGACGATTGCCCGTAAAGCGCACCACGTCGCCCACGGAGAACGCAAGCGCGCCGGACGTATCAGGGGCCCCCCCGGACGGTTTCGGCGTTCCTGCGCCGCCCTGTGCGCCCTGCTGGGGGCTTTCCGCGGTGTCATAGGTGATATAGGGCAATTTCCCGTGTTTGGTCCATTTGCGCCCGTTCATGCCGGAAATAGCGCCGATGTTCAAGCACGCCGTCACCTGTACGCAATTCTTGAAAGCCGGGGTGCATTCGATGACCTTTCCGCCGCCGATGTAAACGCCGATATGACCTTTCAGCCACACCGCTTCGCCGGGGACGATCTTTGAAAAGTCGGTCGATACCCCCGAACACTTCGTAATCATGGTATCGGCTCCAATGTCAGGAACGCCGTTGACGGCATAGCCCGCGCCGCCGTAGGTTTTTGACGCGTTGCCGTTCCAGCCCCAAAGCACGCCTTTAATCAGGCACACGCAATCGAACCCGTAAACGGGCGGGTTCTGATTCGCCGCGGCCCGAATCATTGCCGTTCGTGCCGCCTGTTTGTTGTAGCTGTGATTCGTGCAATACCGGGACACGTTGCCCCCGGTCAACGGCGCGCCAAAGCACCCCATGACGTACAGCGTTTTATAATTGTCCACGATGTCTTGCAGTTTCTTGATAAATTCGGAAGCTTTCATTTTGCCCCCTCCTTTCGCGTCTGCCGGGGTTTTGCCCCCGGCGGTGTCATTCTTCCCACCGGACGTTTCGGGCCGTCCTGCGGGCTGTGTGGCGCTTCCTGCGCCGTCGTATGCGGTCAGGCCGTAAGATTCGATAATCTGAATCAGCTTGTCCGCGTATTGCGGGTCCGTGGCATATCCCGCGGCCTTGATCGCCCGGCAAGCGGTTTTATAGTCCCGCTCCCCGATGACGGCTTTATACCGCGCGGCCCCGGTCAGCAACGCCGAATGATCGGCGACGCTCTCCGCCCAGCTTCCGTAAGCCCTGAAAAGGGCCGTCACGGTCGTAAAGGTTGCGCCGTCGTAACACTCTTGCGTTTTCGCGCTGTAAACCCGGCCTTTCCACGATGACCCGGCCTTGATTCCGAAAAGGGCGTTCGCCTTGACCGTCAAGCCGGATTTTCCCCAGCCGCTTTCAAGGATTGCTTGCGCGATAGTCAGGGACGCAAGCACGCCGCTTTTCTGCATATCGGCGGCGGCAAGCTTGCCCACCCGCTCGATGAAAGATTTTTGTTCGTTCGTCATTGCTGTTCCTCCGTCAAGGCTGAATGTTGTTCAGGTCAACGGGCATTCCCTCTGTTTCTTCCGGGTGTGCCTGTTTGATCTTCACGACGTTTTCCGCCTTTGCTTTCCACGAATAGAACCCGATTGCCGTTGCCGTCGGCGTTCCCACGTATGCGAGGAAAACCCCAAGTTGTGAAATGTCGATGACAACGGCCCAAAGCCCCACGCCGAACCCGGCAAAATAGGTCAAGAGGACCCCCGAAAGAATCAGCTTTGAAAACTCAAACTTTCGGGCGGTCCTCTTTTTCCGGCGGCGTTTCCGCTCCCGGCTCCTTTCGATCAGCAACACGGCGGCGATTCCTGCAATCAGCCCGGCGGCGGCGCTGAATAGATACGTCATGCCGTGCCGCCTTTCATAGAAAATCGTGTTTTATCAGTCGTTCATCATACACCCGTTTAATGTTCGCCACCGCGTGTGTCGCGCGGTTGTTCTCATATTCCGGGTGTGTGTCGCAATACTTTTCATAGAAATCTATTTCCGCCAAAATCTCTATGAAATCTTCCCGCGTGTGCGGAATGTCCCGCAACAACTCATTGTTGAATTGCAGGATTCTTGAACGGTGCAAGTCGGCGTTCCTTGCGTCGTCCGTTTTGATGTGTTCATCAAGAATCTTCCGTGTTTCGTCTAACTTCGTCAGAACGTCCTTGTTGATTGCCCGGCCTATGGCCTGTGCAAGCGCCGTCCACGGGTTGACCTTGATGGGGGCAATCTGAATCAGCGTCAAGAGGATAAGAAGCGCCCCGCCGCCGCTGGTCAATAGCTGTGCAATCGTCATGTTGCTTTACCTCCACCGCAAGAAATCCCCGTAAACGCTTTTCAGCGAATACGGCTTGATGTCGGGCGGTTTCCCGCTCTTCCCGTACACGGCCCGGTCATACGCCCAAATCAGCCAGCGGGCGGTGTCCTCCGCCCATATCGCAAGGGGCATAATCAAGAACCATAACAGGCCGAACGCCGGGCAAATCTGCCCCAGCACGTTGCCGGGCTGATTGCTGTAATCCCATACCCCCAGCCCCAGCCAAAGGTTCAGGACGCACCCGGCGACGAACTCCACGGCAAGCACGATCACGGCCCCGATCACCGCTTGCACGATGACCGGGGCGTTGTAGAACCGCGGCGCTTGATTGATCGCCCCCACAAGGACCCCGCAAAGCCCGCCGACGATCAGCATTGCCGGGTGGGAATGCCCGCGAAAAACGACTTCGAGGGCAACATAAATCGCCCCCAAAGCCGCCCAAATCGTTAAAATGCGTTTCATTCTGCGCCACCGCCCGCGGCCTTGATGATCTCCGCCATACTTGCGGCAAGGTCGGCGGGCAACTCCGCGCCGTAGGAAATGGAATCCAGTTCGGCGAGGTCGGCCCGCTTTATCCATGCGTTCAGGTGATTGCAGTATGTCCGATGATAGAACACGTGCGCGGTCGCCGCCTGTGCAAGCGCCGTGAACTCTTCCGCCGGGAACATACGGCAAAGTTCCCCGTCGGCGTGATAGGGAACCGCCGCCGCGCCCTCTTTGACAGTCGTAAACTGCGCCATCAATTCGGTTTGGTCGTGTTCGGTCAAGCTGTAATGGGACCCGTTCAGGTCAATTCCGGCGTAAATCGCCGCGGAACACGAAAGGCCGACTTCCGCTTTCTTCGCGGCCCGGACCTGTTCAACGTCGTTCCAGTCGTCGGGCGGCTGGATTCCCAGCC